TCAGTTGTATTTGAATCGCAAAACAAATAGCAAACCGGCCCGTGTACGTAACACAGGAGAGACAGTTGTCTCCCCTCCTAATGGTAGGTCAACCTCCCCTTTCTGGTCAGAAAGGAAAAAAGAATAACACACACAAAATCACACATGAATACAAAAAAAAGTCGGCACTGCATCACAAAGCACCCGGCCAAAAACCAAACAAAAAGAATGGAGAAGGGAGGGAGAAGGGACACGAGCGTTCCGACGAGGAATTGTTGCGTGAGTGTGTGGGAGTTGTAGTCAAGGTATACAAGTTATTTGGCCTGTGTACTGAGACCGACACCCGCAACGCAGAGAAGAGAGCGTTGGAGGAGTGGGTCGAAGGAGCAAAAGGTTGCGGCTGGATAAAGTTTGTTAAATACAAACTTGCCGCATTCTTCTCCTTCCACTCTGATCAGACACTTCCAGTGAAGCCTTTCGAACGAAAGGACAATCCAGGAATTCTGATTGGTGGGAACTTGGGCCGTGCCGTCCGAGCTTTCCTCCATAAGTATCCAATGTGCTCCCGTGACCCGCAGGGGGAGGGCCCCGCCTGGACCGATCTTTCGAAGATGGTCCGTCGCTTCGAGTTTCTCTCGACCGTGCTGAATAGCAAGGGAGGGATGCCTCGAGCGAGTGAGACGGATAAGGAGACGAAGATTGAGTCGACAATTGTCAAATTGACAACCGCCGACAAGAATGATGATAACCTCATCGTAAACATCAAACCATGGGGAGATGTTTCGGACAAACGACGGAAGGATGTCCTGTTCAACAAAGCCACCTTGAAAAGGGAGCTAAGGAGAACCGTGAGGGAGGTATTTAACCCCGCCAACGTGGAGCCGTACGACTATGCCGCGCGCACCCGACCACTGTTCCCCTCATCGGGGAGCAATGTCGAGAGCGCACGGAAAGACGGTGGATCCGTGGGCAGTATCATCACTTCGAAGCTTCTCGAGAAGCATCGAACTCCGGGAGGACCCCTCGGGCCTATTACGCCAGTAAATACTGCGGAACGGTTCGAGGAGGAGATCCAGGATTCTTCGGAAGGGATGGTGGACGACGAGCTTGAGTACTATACGTACGATCGTGAGGCACTGCTAAAGACATACCAGAGTTTCTGGGATGATTTGCAGTACG